CCCCCACCAACGAATTGGTAGAGGAATATAGTCTACAACTATGGTCACGGGATTTACCCGTTGCTGTAGATATTTAATGTAGGTTGTATGAAGGTAGCAAAATCTACCTCGCTGGACGTTCCCGGCTTCCCATCACTGACCTTACGGACAGTGATGCGGTTACTGAGTACGCCCTCTCCGATCGTCTTGAGGGATCTCGGACTTGTATGCTCGGAACTCTCAAGTCAACTTCCTTGATATAGCCGATAAACTGTTCCAATGTGGTAAAAATTCCCATGTTGGAGTACTTGTCTTCTATGTCGTTGAAATGTTGAATTGAGCTGTGAAGAACAGAACAGACAGACTGCACATAAGGTTCGTGCAGTATGTTTGACTTGACCCTGACCCTATCGGGTACGAGCCAAGACATTGCTCTAACATTTTTGGTGGCCTGTATATCTTTGTCATCAGGCAAACATTTCCTGATGATTTTACAGGTCTCCTCCATTGTTTTGATCAATGCCACGTTGGCCAGGCGGGCATATTCAGAATTTATATATGATCTGAATGTGCCGATGGAGGTTACACATGACAGTTCGTGGCCCCAGTACCGGCCTACTCTAGCGAGTAGCTCGTTATTGGTTCCAGTCACTGCAATTTGTGTAATGATATTCCGGGAGAGCTTATAACGTAAGTTATGATTCTTTCCAGTGAATCTCATCATCTCCATTAGGTTGTCCTTATTTACTAGCTGTGATTCAGCATACCCTCTACGGATAGCAGTTTGCACTATGTTTGCTTGGTCTATCCACTTATTTTGGGTGGATATCCAACCATTCAGAGGAAAACCGGTAACCTCTCGGCCCTTGGTGAAGAGTCTCTTCGCAAATTCAAAGGTGTCCTTCGACACCAGTGTCTTATGTGGAGATATCCCTACACCGAGAGCCTTGAGTGTTTCCGCGTAGGAATGCGCGACCAAATCATTTCTGATAACTATGTCATCTCCCAGGACTCTGTAATCCCAAAATTGTTTAAAACCAATCTTGAGGGCAGAGAACTGTACGATGGCATGGTGAGCGAGCGCGAGGAGTGCCCATGATGAGTATAGCCCCATAGGTTGTCCTGTCATGTATTTTACATGGCCAGACCCCCAGTGGAATTCTTTACCTATCATTAGGTGGCTCCAAGCTTCCTGGTACTCTTTACCATACAGCTTTAACAGTATGTCCTCATATAGAAATATAGGAAGACGATCTGTCGCCGCTGTTAGGTCAAAGGACCAGTAAAGCTCTCCAGGTCGACCGAAAGGAGCTATGTCCTGACCAAAGGTTACATCCGATCTGATTCCCTTTAATACACCAAGTAATTGTGTGTGTAGAGGTTTCAGACAGGTTTGTGACCAGTAATCAGCCATAGCTATTACCCTAGATTTGCCTTCCGTATCTTCCACAACCCCAATTGACCTCAACCGTTGAATTTTCGATGGTTTTGGCTCTTGGTGTATGGTAATATACTCGGGCGATTTAGAGAATAGCTCCATGTATCTTGATAGTGATGGGCCACCAATCGTTTTGATAGATGAGAATAATTTCTCGTCCTTCGTGACGATTGCTAGCTCATTTCTCAGAGATAGCATGGCGTTTCCTTGCGGCGAGTTCTTTGTAGTAAAATGGGGATTATCCCACTCTGGTTTGATCAGTGGTTTTGTAATCAGAATATCCATCACCGCGTCGAGCCTCAATTTATATTCCTCCCTAATTTGGGATGAATATTTTGGGCCCTCCACGATGGTTGAAATATCTGGTTCCTTCCATTCATCGATCATCCTAGAATACAGCAGAGCAGTTAATGTCGCTCTGATGTAATCTAGGTTTCCTTCTGCAATCTTACTGCTTACCTTCGGCCCTAGGGCTTTGGGTAAACCAGATTTATAGAGAGCACAGGAGTCTGAGGTAATCTTCCTGCCTGCGATATGGTTATATACTGAGACTCTTATTTCTTTTAGTCTCTTTATTGTATCCAAACCGCCTCGGCTTTGCTCATAGACTCTGATCTTTGAGAATAAATGCTCGTAATCAGTAAAGAGAACGTCCGAACCGAACAACTTTGTTGAAAGACTATTAGCGAAAGCTTTAGTAAATTCATTTAGTTTAGTAGGTTTGTACTTCATATTTGGAAGGGTTTTACTAGGTGCTATCTCCCCGAGGGGGTGCTGTTTCCATCCTAGGCTACAAAAAGGGAACGTTGTAGCGGCGCTTCAGACCATGGGCGTCGTGATGACATCCCCGCCGATTGTAAAGTCGGCGTTGGGGGTCTGCAAAGACCCCTGCATCCTTCTATCGAAAGATGGGAGGACTATACAAC